CTGTGCTATGTGCTGGGAAAAACACCTCTTTTTATAGATGCACCGTATTTGGTACACTTGTACAGGTTATAACTAGAGTAAGAGATGGTTGTTGGCAACCATCATCGCTGTATTAAATTTGTTCGACCGTTCCCGGTCTGGAACCCTTATCGGTCCAGACCTGGCAGACTCTCAACACTTACTCAACTGTGCTGAGCCAGGTGTACAGACGCTCCTAGCAGGTGTTCAGTCTCGTTTGGCGGTTGTTCAGCGACGTCTGGCAGACACCATTCAAAAGTCTGCCAGTTTGGAACCGACAGCGCATCTGCGAGCCAAAACGGTTGGCAGTTGATTTATACCGGGTGCGGTTGACCAGAAGCATTTGGCCACCTTACAAACAATCTTACTCACCTGGCATCCGAAACGGTCATCGTGACTATGCAGAAATTGTACTCACAGCTTTTAAAAAATTCTTTATTTCTTAGTAGGAAGAGTTGCACAAAGAATGCAGACGCAAACAACAAGAGAACTTTAATTGCCTCTTTTCCGTTTGGTGGACCGTTTACTGGTGCGAACCGATGCCGGTCTTTTCCTGCTCATACTCTTAGAAGCCCCCCCAATTTGCTGCAAAAACTTCCGCCCCAGTGGAAACTGATCCAGGTCTGAGGAAAGGCGCTCCTGTAGGTCTACATCCCAAAAATTTAAATCTTTATAGGGATCTTCAGGTTCCTTAGGGGGTACTGCAGTAGGACATTTGGTAGCTGAAGATGTTAGAAATCTATAGTGGGTTTCAATGTCCCCTGTTGTGGCAGGAATATACCCCAGATTCCAATCCTCTAAAATAGAAGGATTCATGACATGGATCTGTGTTAAAACCTCCACATTCAATGTCACTCTGCACAGTTGTAATATGAAAGCAAGTTCAAACTCTTCACAATGCCTCAAATATTGATTGTTTTGCTCAGGATCATAAGACTGCTGGTCTCCTGTGGTGCTGACATTAATGGAAAAGTTAGTGTTTCTTGTGTTATCACAAACGGTCACAAAAATCTGATTCCTCCATAATACACCATTGTTTTTCCCCTGTGCTTGTCCCAGCCAGTAGGGTCTATTGAACATTTGTGTGTCACTAGACACCAGTGACCCACTAGGTGCAGCAAAATAATTCACGAGGGTCGGGGTTTCAGCTCTAGGACTGGCAGTGCCTTTTAAATAAACCTCTTCTGGGATTGGATCTCCATTTTTCCCCCCACGGACAAACATGTGTCTAGAGTATAACTGTTCTCGTCTTCCAGAGAAAAACAAAGAATCACCATAAGGATCATTCTCCATCTTAAGGAAATCTGGATATTTACAAATGCTTTGAGTTATGTCCATTGGCACCCCAGATCTGTCTTCTTGCAGAGCCTTAAAATTCATAGCTCCGAATCCCACGTCACACATATCCCCATCTTCAATCACGGTTGTGCGCAGTTCCAATGGGGGACAATCCCCTTTCTTTAGTGGGCTGCATGGCTTTGCAACATCCCAATGTTCTCCTAGGCATGGACTACATCCTACCACAAACACTTGTGTCTGTTTTGGATCTAAAGAAGTGTTAAGCCTATCATCCTTGTTACTTGTAAAGCTAGGCTTATTAGGATTTTCTGTGTCACCTTTGTTGTAAAACGGATTACCAACAGAGGCAACACCCAAAGGCCCTCCGCGGCCAACCTGTAATCCTGTTAATCTCCACACTAAACGTTCTTTTGTTGGATCATAAAGGGAAGGATCAGGTAAACCAAACTTATTAGGATCAGGAAGCCTTACGTGAAACACCCTCCATTGACTGCCTGACACTTTTGGCACGTCCACTGAACCCTGCTTAATCGCATACATAGGATGCCCTACGGTCACCAGCCTTTCAGTATTGCCATGGTAAAATATGTCCGTTCCTGTCACATATTCATCCGTGCTTGCTATGCGCGATGTAGGTTTCGCTGGTGGCAGGTACAGCTGTCCTTGTTCACGCACCCAGTAAGACATCTGCAAAAATAATCACAAACCAATATGCCTTCTTTTGCGTCTGTGACGATGAAGACTAGGGTGTAGGTCAAAGGTGGATGTTTCTGGGTCAAAGATGATTGGAGGCATTACAGGCCAGGAAGGTATGCTTCCCGACCACTCCCCTTCATCTTCCCCGGCATGAGACACAATAACACCCCCACTAAAATCACTTGGGACCACAAATGACACATCAATGTTTTCATAGGAGGGAAGCGACACTACTGTTGTCTGCCCCCTTTCGGACACAAAGGTTAATTGCCCTCCCGAGAAATCTTCTTGCAGTTCATCCAACAGTAGTTCCTCCTCACTCCTTCCAACATCGCTGGAAGATACCACGAGTGTGCCATCTCCCTCACTCAAAACAACAGATAGATCTCCGCTTTGCTCTCCCAAAACAGACATTTCAATGCTTTCCCTCACACTGCTCAGATCTGTATAGAAGTGCACACGTTCCCCTATCCTAGTTCCACTACGCAGTCTCACAGTGTTTCTCCCAGCTTGCCTGCTTACTCGCAGGCGACCACCCTGGCCAAGGCCGTAGCGGACTCGTCCCAAAACACCAATATCTTGAAAATCTGAGTGCGGTGCAGCTCTGGGACTTTCTGGCACTTCAAATGTCAGGGTTTCGTCAGGGTCATATGCGGGGTTCTCAAACCCATATTCAACTAGTGTGCCAGGTCTACCCAAAAAAGCAGGCTCTGAGACCTCAACCTGCTTGATGCGCCTATGGTACAGCTCCTTCGCTCGCTGTAGTATACCCCCAGAATCATTTTCTTTTGGGGTGCTTGTTCGAGGACCTGTGAAGTCCTGAAGTTCGATCTCTTCAAACTCCCCTCCTACTGTGGTGCCACTGCTGAAACCAACCAAAACGCTGTCCCCTAAAGTAGATTCCCCCACATTTGGAGTACTTTGAGTCAAGGGAGTGAACAGAGGGTTGTTGTACTGCTGTCGTGAGATGCGTTGCCTGGGTGCTCCTGACCCTGAAGGCCCGACTTCTAAAATGGCAGTTTCTGTTTCTGTTGTGGACACACTAGGGCCACCACTAGCAGGGGTGTCAACTACTCCTGTGACATTCACTTCGGGAAGATTTGAGCCCGTTACATCCTCAAGGGGGATGATAGAAGATGTTTCCTCCCCCACTGCAGGGACAATATCTACAGCCCCAGTGTTTATGTCCACAGCGCCCAAAGGATCGATTGGAATGGTTGGTCTTAATGGTCTTGTTGCCCCTCCCACCCTTACCCCACCTCCCCCTCCACCCAAAGGTGTGTATCCTGTGCCCCCACCCGTCCCCTTTCCAGTACCAATGCCCAGACCCCCAAAATAAGTGACACTGGCACCAACTTGTAAGATTTTATCTGCAGGCGTCTTGTGCTCGAATTTATTCACAACATCAGGCACACAATCACCGCCCAATAAACAGTGCTTGTACAAGTTCGATGCTGTGTCTCTTTTTCTACGCTTTGCAGGATACATGTTTTGTATTTTTTTTGGTGTTAGTGTGTTAGTACTTTTGTGGAGATAATAGCACAGCGCAGCAGCACAGCAAGCAGCGCGAAGCGGCAGCACAGCAATGGTATAAAAATTGTTAAAAAATGTGTCAGTCATACAAAAATATATAAAAAGCCAGGCCTCCTCTATGTGAAATTATGCGACCACTCAGCACATTACGACAGCATTACAGCAATTGTAACGTGAGCACCAATGTGCTCAAAAATCACAGTGAATTAAATGTCCCGTAACTCCAATCCACTCCCCCCGGTAAAGTCACCTGTTTTAGAAAGTCCTCACGCTGACCCTCACTCATAAATCCCACAACCAATCTATGTCTACCAATTCGGGTACAGTCACACTTGTTAATCCAGGAAAACACAGTACTAATTGCCCCAAATAAATCTCTATGTCTTTGCTTAGCACGTGCACGCCAGCATTTTAAAGCATTCCCAGGCCCTTTTAGTAAAATCACTGGCACCCCAACTTTTGCCTCAGCTTCCTCAGATCGTCCACCACCTCTCTTTCCAGGTTGGTCAAGTCCTGCCCCCAGCGTCTCAATAGAGACATGAGGAGAGAGTCTGGGTGGGACTCTTCCGGAGGCTCGTCCTCGTCCTCGTCCTCGTCCTCGGTATCCTCGTCCTCCTTTTCCTCGTTGCTGTCCGATGAAGCTAAGCTCTGGAAGCGAACTGGAAGATGATGCGGGGGATGTTGACCCTTCCCACCTTGATTCTTGTCTGTGTCCTCCTCGTCCCCTTCTGCTGTCTCCTTGGCGGCCGGGTGACCCAGAGAGCCTCCTGCCCCTACGCTTCCCCCTGCTGCTCCCTCTGAGTCCACGTCTGGACTGACTGGAACCGATGGAGATGGGACTATGCAGTGGCTGTGATCCGGTGGTCCCGGTGGTGGAGGTGGGGGAGTCAGCCCAGTCTGAGGCCGGCGAGAATCCGAGGACAGATACCCTGGGGTACCACTGCTGTGGCTCGTGGAAGTCCTGCCCGAGCTGGACCTCCGGTGAGGAGCTAGACACAGGAGTAGAAATAATTTTGTTTTTATAAGACACCCTCCACAGTCCTGTGACACCATATACAGGTGCATCCACTCCAAACTGGACATAATAATGCACCTCCCCTTCATCGTCCACATAATAAAGCCCATCATTGTCCACCTGACCACTGGTTTTTTTCCAATTATCCTCAGCATCCTGATAATATATGTCAGTCCATGATGTATAGGGGAACATGTTGTCTGGATTGTTATCAAAGTACACTTCCACTGTCACTGGTCTCTTTTTAAATAAATTCTTTGGAGGTGCATCCAGTCTTTCTATGCTAGTGTCTCTCATTGACCACGGTTCATTAGCGAAAGGCGAGTTTAATAATGACTGAAGAAGCAGCTGCATTTTAATAGCAGATTTGGCTCTGTTCTCACTGACCTGCAGTGTAGGAACCACAGTGAAACCCAAAGTGCCAATGCCCATTTGCCTTGCATAATGGTGCAGCACACTTTCCCTTCTCATGAGCTCCCAATATGCAATTTGATCTGTGAGTTTAGAGCTGTCTTTTTCATAGTGTGCCAGTAGGACCTGCTGCAACACCTCATGCTTGGCATTAAGATTCTCCATGTTCTGTCTCCTCTTCCTCCAGGCCTGTCAGACCTAGCTGCTTGTGTAGCCTTTTAAAAAAAGATTTCCAGCAACCATTAGTTAAGGAATAAATAGGCTGCTTGCGGGCATCAAGTGGCATTTTCCGAGGAAAATGCAAACACTGTAACCTACTCCACAAATATTTATACTTTTCCTCAGACATGACATTAATATTAGATGTTACTACAAGTGGGGGCAGCTTACACTGTAGAGGAGCACGATGTTTAAAATCAACAGAAACAGTGCTTCCATCCAAAGCACTTCTCATGTACTTGTCTATATAGTCCCAACAAGAATATGTAGCATCATCCAGCAAACCCATTTTCACATCCACAAAGGGCATCAGCCAAAACTGACTCCTACTGTTGTAGAAATTTGCCACTTTCCCTTTAAAAAAAGAAAGCAGGCTATAGGCAAAGAAAGACTTACCACAGTCAGGGGGACCATGTATAACAATGCAGTTTTTTTTTGGCTGGCTCTCAAGCCAAGGCCTCAAAGCACACAGAAACTGCATTAGGCTAATCTCCTGGTATCTCAGGAAATTCCTTATCACAGACCAATCACCTTCCTCTTTAATTTCATTACATCTTTTTTGGATCCATTCAGTCATTGTGCATTGTTTCATTTCTTGCCTCTGGTACAAGCGTACCATGCTTGCACAATCTCTCACATATTTTGCTTGATTATTTGAATTAAGCCAAGCCGCTGCATTTGCATCCTCATCTGCCAATTGTGCATAACTAAAAGCTATCTCCGACTCCTCACTGTATCCATGGTCATAAGCCCACTGTACCATGGAACTCAATTGGAACGTTTCAGATCCTGACTGATGAGAAACTAACACTTGTCTAGTTATCCAGTCTGGTACATCCCCAAATTTAAAGCAATCGCCTGCCATTCCCAGTTTGTAAAAACACAGAGCAACTGCCACACTTCGATTGCGAGGTGGTTCAGCTAATATTAACTTTTCATTAACATTAAGTATGGAAGCAACCAATTTAGTCACAGTTTCTCTGCTTTTGGAGGCTTGAAAACTGAACAGATAAAGACCCAGGTACCCTGTCCGGGTACAGCGGTAGTTACCCTGAAAGAAAACACAGTGTTGCTGAAACAGAACTTTAGAGCTCTCAAATAGCTCCTCCCTAATATTATAGGCAGCTACAACCCACTCTGGGCAGCATGTTTTGGAACTTTTGAAAGTCCTCGTCAGCTCACGAAAGCCAAGGTCAAAAACCTCTTTAAAGCGCATCAATAATGTGGCTTCCCTGTTACTGCTGCGCAGCACCGCCATATTGTCTGCCCCGGCGCCTCCCCCAGAAGGTTCATATTCAGTTACCTGTGATACCCCCTCAGTAACATTATCTTCAGTTTCATTGTCTATGCCACTGTCATCAAACAGACGCCGTTTGCTGTTAGTCTTTGTATGGGCAGACAAAGAGATGGATGCTAGCCGAGGGCTAAGGTCATTCACCTTGCTATTAGGACTGGGAGTTAAATACTTTCGTTTCAGACCATGCAAAATCTCACAGTCCTGTGCTTGTAGCTGCTGGTTAAGTACAGTCAGGTGGCAATCCACCCCGGATTCCTCCTCCTCCTCATCATCTAAAAAGTTACAAATTTCGGTTTCGCCACCACTTCCATCGAACAATTTTTCGAAACTGTCCTCCGCACCTTCTCCCACACACTCAGCCTCCTGTACCAAGTACCATTCACCATCCACTTCATCAGTACCTTTAGCGTTGTTCTCCGCCATGATGACAGTGGCTTTTAGCGCACCCTGGGCAGATTATCCCCAAACCTGCCAAAAGCAGTTCCTGCTGCACTCGAATTTGATCAGACGTGGCAAAAACCCAGAGCCTCAAAGTGCTGTGACAGGAGACACAGCAAGTGACAATTCTATAAGAATTGCCGGGAGGCTCCACCTCTTCCGCCTCTACAATTTCTTCATCCTCAGCAAGTAAATTGGCGGGCAAAACTAGCTCTTGCAAGTCCAGCTCGATATCTTTGATGTTAACAATATTACCAATCATTCTTCAACGTACATAATCTGCAATGACCCCTCCAACAATGACGCACTAGATGCAAAGGCTCTAATCTCAAAGCGCACTCAACCTTTTCAGTGTAGGTTAATTTCCCCATACACCTTACACATCTTACAGTCAAAGATTGTATAGTTTTTCCAGTAACAGCTAAAGCCCCGTCTAACTCTAATGTGCAAGTGCTATTGAACAAGCAGTCTGCTGTAGATAAACGGAGACAGCACCCCTCACACGCTCCCAAAATCTTTCCTTCTCTAACAAAGCATCCCAGCTTTTTAAAGTCAAACACAGCCTTGTCTCTGGTAGATAATGGCTGCCTACAAAAACAACAAAGAACAAGGATATTCTCCGGTTTCACGCCAAGCCTTCCAGAGATCCCAGCTATTGAAGCTGCCTTCGCCAT